GACCTTTCATTCCTTCGAGGAAAGATTCGGTCATGTCTGCCTTAAGGCCATTTTCAATGGCAAGTTGATTCTCATCGAACCACTCATCGGCGACATACTCAAGGTAAGAATCTACACGTTCTTGTAGATCTTCCTTAATTTCTTGTACGTGACCTTCCAGTTTAGAATCATACTCTTCCTGGATTTGGTTACGGATTATAGAAGCTTTGGAGTTAATAGCAGCTTCGAAGATTGTCTTTGCTTTGCCTTGGTTCTCTTCACTGAGTTCCAAACCTTTAACAAGAGCATTGAGATCATCTTCCATGTTGTATTCAACAATCTCTTCTTCAGTAGTCTCTTCTTCAGAAACCACTTCTTCTGTCTCTGCGACTACTTCTTCAGTAGCTGGCTCTTCGGCCACAATTTCTTGATTGTCTGCCACTTCGGTTTCGTCTCCTTGCTTCAAAGTTTTACCTTTGCGATTTGTTATAGCATCGGCTACTTTCTTCAGACTGCCAGCTGGGTCTTTTAACTTAGCCGAGTCGTTTGTTGGGCTGTAGTTATCTGGGGTTGGACCACCTAGGTCTTCCCATGTAGCACCTGGAAGCTTCTCCATAGGTTGTGCTGGTTTTGCGTTCGCATTAACAGCAGTCTTGGATTGCTTAACGTCCTCTTCCATCTTTTGTAATTTTTGACCACTAGACATTTGAAGTTTCTCCGATTTACGCTTGATTAAATCTATATTTATTTAGAAGTTTTATAAATTTGATAAGAAATTATTAAACAGATTTAATTTCCGTTCCTCTAATTTCTTCTGGGTAACTAAAGTATCAATTTCTTTATATGTTTTAGAAGCAAACTTCTCACGAAGTATACCACCATCCCATACCCAGTCTTTTCCTTCCATAATTCCCTCAACAAATGCATCGGGAGCAGAAGGATCAGCAACGATATCAGCAGCAGTTGCTAACATGAAATCATCACCAACAACATTAACTCCTTCACGAGTTGGTTTCAATGAACCAATACCTCTTGAAGAAACACCAAGTTTTACACCTTCGTCAATAAGTGAAGATGCAATTTTACCCATTGGTGTGCCAAGAATTTTAGCCTTACCAATAAAGTTAGAACCACTCTCTTTTAAAGAGACGATTTTATGAGATACCCTATCGAGATTAACGGTAGGACCTTCGGGATGACCAAGTTCTCCAAGAGCTCTTCCAGCAGCAACGTGATTTTCGTTATAACGTCCCACTTCCCGACGAAGAGTTTCCATAGGGTACATACGACCATTACGGTTTTTGATATTTCCTTGTAAGAAAACACCCTCAATGTACATGGACTTCTTACCGTTACGATTTTCGATAAGAAATTCTACTGATTCAATTTCTTCCGTAATGAGTTTCATCAACCTTCCCCTGAAATTTGAACTTGCTGATAATATAATGCACTCTTTCCAGTGACTGCGCCACCTTTAGATAAAGCACTCACTTTAAATGAACTTCTCAATTCTGAATAATTATCAGAACTATAGTCTGTTACAATACCAGAGGTATTAGCATCAACTGTAATTCTAGTAGAGAAATAACCATTTCTTCCAGCTCCATCCCAAACTTTAGAGACAGTTGCGAAACCAACTGCATCATCATAATAACTTTGGTCTGTTACTGTTAAATTAACACGAGATCCTACAACAAATGGTGATCCAGTTCCTTCTGGAAAATCAATTAATGTAGTTGATCCTGTGGTAATTCCAACTACTCGTTGAGAAGATGGTCTACCGATACTAATAGATGCAGGTTCATTTTTAACAATGTAATAATCTGCAGTTGTAGCAGAAGCATCTGTTCCTACAGCAACATGAGCACCTTGTACTGCATCAGCTCCGACAAGAACAACTCTCAGAGTATCTGATTTTTGAGCTATTCCACTACTCGTAGTGTTCGCAGTATCAGTTGTTAATGCTATTGAAGCACCAGTTCCTACAGGTTGATGAGCCATTTATTTAGAATTCATTTATTACTTTTATTTATAATTACTCTTCTTCTTGTTCTTCAGCATCTACTTCAGTTTCAGCAGATAATGCTGCATCGACTTCAGGTTGAGTGGGTCCATTATCAGAATTAAAAACACCCGATGCTACAGCAGGACGATATTCATCAATTTTACCAGCTGACTTTGCATATAAAAGATCCTTTATTTTGTCGCTGACTTGTGAAGCTGAATCATCCGCAGCAATCATATCCATAAGTTCATCCATTTTAAAAATATCAAATGAGTAACTGTACTATTTAGACACTATTTATTGTGAATGATAATTGAATTCAAGAATCATCTTATAAAGCATCTCTTGCATAGCAACCATTTTCTCTTTTTCACCACCAACATCCTTTATATTTTTAGGATACATCCTTTCAACATAATAAGAAACTGCAGTATGTAATAGACGAATATGCTTTATATTCCAGTCTACTCTTAAAAATGGTTCATCAGCCTCATCTCTGCGAGGCTGATCTTTATCCATTATATCTCTCCGCCTTTTGGTTTAGATTTAGTTTTTACTATATCAGCATCTTGATCTGCAACAGCAGTATCCACATTCATAGATCTTAAAGCAGCATCAGGTTCTGCTCCTCCAACTGGTGCGCCTAAAGTATCTAAAGGTAATCCAGTTTCAGGATCAGTTGGTATAGCAGGATCAGGAATAACACCATCCTTAATCTCTTGCTCAATTAATTTATCCTGGTCAATGATTTCTTGATCAGTTTGACGGATAATCTTGCGGCGAACATAGTCCTGAGAGTAATACTTACCAACATATGGTTCTGCAGTAGCAGCCAATGCCAATCTCTCATTCATTAATTCTGCTTCTTTCAGTTCAGTAAAGTGATTATCATACAAGAAATCATACTGAATATGCTCACTCATTACCTCCCAATCTTCTGGTGTAATTACATTTGTTAGAAGTAATTGGGTCTTAAGCATATCAGTGAACATATTTGAGAATCTCTTTCTCAAACGTCCAACAAACTTACTAAATTTAACTTCGTCTCTTAATATCTCTGAGGATCTTCCCAGATTGAATCCTCCTTCTCCGTCCATTCTTGATGGGGGTACATTGAGCGACCTATATAATTTCTTTTTGAAGTACTCAATATCCGTGATTTCACCAAGGTTTTGACCTCCTGGAAGAGTAGAAATTTCAGTTCCACGACCACCTTCCCTTCTAGGGAGCCAGAAATCTTCAAGCATTGCCATGTACTTCTTGTCATCACGGATTTCTCCTGTATCAGCGTTGTATACAAGTTTGTTCCGATATCTCATCATTACGTCACGAAGATATTGCTCTGCCTTAACCTTCGGTAAGTTTCCTACATCGATGTAGAAAATCCTGCGCTCTGGAGCACGAGATAGTCTATATATGACCAAACTATCCTCAATCATTCTTAATTGATTGAGAGATTTGATAGCTTTGTGTAGATATGAGAGAGTAATTCCTTTATTTCTATCGACTAGACCAGAGGTACAATATGTAATTGCATCTTTTGCAATTTTAATTCCAGAATTTCCTCCCATTGAATTGGGACTTCCAACTGGATATGTTGTTTTAGGATTATAAACGAAATATTCTTCCAATTCTGGAAAATCATATTCCATTGGATTATCTTGTGCATGATTAGTGACACGATACTTATCATCTTTATTTTTCTTCTGCTGTTTCACATAACGCATTTTCATTGCGTCAATATATCTTATTTCCTTTAAACCTTGTTCTGGATTCTTTAAATCAATAATTTTATGATAATATAATCTACCGTCTACATACCAATTCCTATAAATCTCATGTGCTTTTTTATCAAAATCCATTAAATCTTTAACGAATTTAAAAGCAGTTCTAACTTTCTTCTTTATACCATCACTAGCATTAAGATTCTCTAAATTAATTTCTACTGGACTATCATTACTATCTGAAACTAAAGCTTCACTTATAATATCTTCGATAGCACTATCCGCTTCTGGATGGAGTGCCATTTCTCTATATCTTTTAATTAATTCAAATTCAGTTCTATATACGCCCTCAATATCAACATAAGAACCAAAAAAACCACTACTCAAATAATGATCATTCCCGTCCTCATTATTAGGAGGAACGGGAGATAATGCATTTTGAGGCAGTGATTGTTCATCAGCGTTCTCTATTGAGAACCCAAATAGTTTTGCCATGATTATGAAACTTTTTTACTATTTATCAACCCTACGATTAGTTAGGATTGCCAGCTCCAGCCAAATTGAGAGATTGAACTTGGAATTCGACTGTATACTCCTCTATAGTATCCCCTGTATCGTAAGATAAGTCAATAGGGGCGACAGTTGATGGCCATATATCGATAAATTCGTACTCTTTTAGTACTACATTTTCATTTCCATTACCACTCTGACTGCTCTTTTCTGATCCTCTACCAAGTTGATAAACTTTGGCATTGGTCATATAAGCATTAGGATCAGTAGTACCAAGGTTGGTATCTAGATCAGCAATCTGCTGTGTCCAATTTTCAAATGCATTTCTAAATCTAAAGTCTTCATCGTTAATAACTGTTACAGTCCAAGTATCAATTGTCCTGTCTCCAGCAACTTTAAATATCCGTCCTCTGAATGGAACATCGATATTTGCAATGTTCTGGGCAGGTAACGAAGCTGCTTTACACATAAAACTGAAAACGTCTGCATCCCAATTAGATACTACATTAGGTGGTAATGTAGTAAGTTCAACTTCAAATAAATTCGGCCTAGCACCGCCACCTATCAGTTTGGATTTAAAATCCGCAATATTTTTGTTTGATCTGGTTGTTGCCATTGATTAATTCCTCCGTGGGTATTTAGAGCCAGAACTTAAACTCTACCTGCGACTTCTTCAAAGCTGATACCAGTTCTGGTAGCAACGAAGGTCAGGGTTACGTAATTGATAGACTTTGCAGGCTTCAGGAAGATGTCTGCTCGGAATTCGTTATTATCAACGACATCAGGTGTGTTATTTGTTGTGTCACAAACAACGAGGAATCCATATAATCCTCTCTTAGCCTGTATGTCACGAAGATAAGGTTCAACGATGTTTCTAAAGTTTGCTCTTGTCAACTCATCGTTGAGTTCAAAGAGTTGAGCTTGTGCTGCTTTCTCAAGTGCTTGCTCAATTGTGAGGAACAAACGACGAACGTTGATGCGATCAAATGCTGATGCATATCCAAGTGCAGTTTTATCACCGAAGAGAAGTGTTCCAATACCAGGTGTGGTAATGAATGAGTTAATTCTCTGAGGATATAACTTATCTCTCTGTG